GCTGTTGGTCGAATTTCGGGTCCGCTCTTAAAGGATAATTTGCTTCGTAACGGGGTAAATTTAGCCTTCGAGACGAGCCTACTTTATCTAGATGTTGTTAACAGCCGCGTGGGCATTAATACAGCATCGCCGGCCTACGACTTAGATGTTAATGGTACTACACGCTCTACAAATTTATACGCAACTACCCAAGCTCAGTTAGGAACTTTTACTATTAGTGGTAACACCATTAGTAGTAGTAACAATACTATCAACTTAACTCCTAACGGAGTAAATCCTACAGTATTTTCTGGCACTATCAATGTTGGAAATTTGGCACTTAATGGTAATTCTTTAACCAGTACCAATACTAACGGCAATATTACTATCCAAGCTAATGGCACTGGTGCTATTAACTTGAACTCAAATGTATTAATTTCAGGTAACTTACATGCTACTGGAACTATTACTGCTGATGGTAATATTCAGTTAGGTGCTAACAGTGGCGACACTATTACATTCACTGGCGAAGTTAACAGCAATATTATTCCGGCAGCTACAAACACTTATAATCTAGGTTCAAGTGCGTTAGAATGGAATAATGTGTATGCAAATACATTTAACTTAACTACACTAAATGCCCCGTCAGTTTATACAAATGATTTTCAAACCAGCGGGTTAGACATTAGTGGCAATACAATTAGTACACTAACTACTAATACAAACATTAATCTTACAACTACTGGTACAGGCGGAGTTGTTATTGGTAATATTCAAATTTATAACAATAATATTACCAATATCAGTTCAGGTGCGGTTACACAATTTATCGAAACCAGCACAGGATATGTACAAATTACAGGTACAAATGGTGTAGTAATTCCAGTAGGAACTAACAGCAACTATCCATCAAACCCACAAACAGGTATGATCAGATATAATTCAACTAATCAGTATGTAGAAGTATATAATGGTAGTTTGTGGGGAAGTGTAGCTGGACAAAGTGGTGGTGTTAGCTTATCAGTAGCTAGTAGTACCTCAATTACTTACGCACTACTTTTTGGATAAAATAATATGGCATCAACATTCGGCAACGTAATTCAAAGCGGACTAGGAACAACTCCTACTACCGTGCTTACCACAGCTAATCCAGGTAGCACAACAGTGATTGGATTTAGCTTAACTAATACTACTGGAGCACTAGTAACAGCAAGTATCCAGTTGAATAATGGTTCAACTGCGGCTTATTTTATGAACAATATTGTAATTCCAGCTAATCAAAGTTTACGAGTTGTTACTGGTGGTGAAAAATTAATTCTAGCGGCCAGCACAGCAATTATTATTACTAGTAGTCAGGCTAGCAGTTTAGACGTAGTTATCAGTTACGTTGTAATTACATAAGGATAAGATCATGACATTTTATGTTGGCGGCGAAAATACATCAGTTGAACAGTTAGGTATAGATACTCCTAGATATTTCTACGGATTAAGAATTGACAGTAAAGGTTACTTATATTTTGCTCGTGTTGACCAATTAACAGATCAAAGTGCTAGTACAATTATTAATAATCCAGGCGAAACAGCGGCAAACTTTGAAATGTTTGAATATGGAGTTGACTTTTTTGACGGGCAATTACCGGATCATAGTCAGCCATATGCTAATTTAAGATATCAACAATATCGTTGGGATACAAAAAATATGTACTATTATATTGACAGCACTGGTGAATTGGTGGCAAGAATAAATCAAGTGTACAGTAGTTACCCAGCATAATTAAAATAAAGACAAGGATTTAGAAATGGCAGAATTTAAACTTAGTAGACTACGTGTTTCATGGGGAGGTCCATGGGCCACTAGCACCACTTATGCTCGAGATACCGTAGTTCAATTCAACGGTAAAATGTACCTATGTCTTGCTCCGCATACTAGCGGAACATTTATTACAGACCTAGCCAGTGCATATTGGAGTCTACAAGTTGACGGAAAAGCATTCTTGGGTGCATGGGCATCTAGTACTAGTTATGTTCCAGGAAATTTAGTTGAATATGGCGGAACAGTTTATGTTTGTACAGTTGCTCATACCAGTAGCACAACTTTAGATTTAAGTAAATTTGTAACGTATGTTCAAACAAACAATTGGCATCCTGCCTGGACTGGTGGCACAAATTATGGTGTAGGCGATACAGTAAAATACGGCGGTATTGTTTATACTTGTAATACAGAACATACTAGTATTGGAGCAACAACTACTAGTACTGTATCAATTACTAGTATTACAAATAATGCATCAACACTTGCTATTACCGGAGCTACTGGTAACGGCATATCAGTTACACTAAGTTTTACAGGAGCAACTCCTTTTATCACAGGACAAACTATTGTTGTATCAAATGTTGTTAGTGTTTCTGGTAATTATAACGGAACATTTGTTGTTTCTACAACTGGTGCAGGATTTGTAACATTTACTAGCTCAACAGTTGGAAATTATACTAGCGGAGGAACCATAAGTTATGGTTCAACTATAGCAACAATTAATTATGCTAGCCAAACAATTATTCCATTTTTACCAGGAGAATCTGTTACCATATCGGGTTCTACTGTATCTGGTTATAATGGAACATTTGTAGTTCAAACATGTAGTTCTACACAAACTACAATTTTAAATACCACAGCACCAGTTGCATCTAGCGGAGGAACTATATCTGGAACTGCTAGTTTAGGACTTGAAGCAAACCAAAGTTACTGGACAATTTTATACAGTAACATTGATTATAAAACAACTTGGACATCAGGAACACGTTATAAGATAAATGATGTTGTCAAAGAAGGTGCAGAGTTATTCATTTGTACAGCCGCAAATCAAGATGTTGCATTTACACCCGGCCATTGGTCATTGTATATGCCAGGATCTGAACTGGCTAGTACATGGGTTATCTCAAACACTTATCAACAAGGTGATATTGTACTATATGGCGGATATAGCTATATTAGTAATACTTCAAATAATATCGGTAATAATCCAACAACTGATACAACAGATTGGACTATTGTTACTAGCGGATTTACAATTAGCGGAGAATGGAATATTTCTTCAACTTATATTGTAGGTAGTGTTGTAACAAGAAACGGTTACAGTTTTAGTGCTACTGCAAACAATTCGGGTAAAGATCCTGCTTCTAGTATCATACCAACTACTTATAATTCAACTGGTAGTAGTGGTACAACTTTAGTAGTTACAAGTACAGTTGGATTATATCCAGGAATGTTTGTAACTGGCACAGGATTTAATTACGGTCAATATATTAGTGCAGTAGTTAATGGTACAACACTAACATTAAATGCATCCCCAAATGCTACAGTTACTAACGGCCAGACTCTTACTTTTATTGGAGTTAACGGCGCATTTTGGACATTACTAGTTCCTGGCGCAATGTTTAAAGGACCATGGAATTCTGCGTCGTCTTATTTGATTGGTGATACAGTAGTGTTTAAAAATACAACTTACTATTGTATTCAAGAAAACACAAGCCAAGAACCAGATTTCGATCTGTATAATACCTATTGGGTAAATTACATATTGCATTTTCAAAAAAATGCAACAGGGACACCGGGTGATATTAGTTACTACAATAGTCCTAACGCACCTAAATACACTGCATTGCCAATTGGAACAACTACTTATGTGTTAAGAGTAAACACAAATAAACCTGCATGGTCATTTATCAATAGTGTACCAAATGTTTATTATGTAAGCGCAAGCAACGGCCAAGATTTACCAACATATGGTACTACTTGGGATCATCCTTGGAAAACAATACAATATGCTTGCAGTACAGTCGGAGCAGGTCTAGCCTATACTGCGGCAGGTGCACAACTTGAACTAAACAGAGAATATATGGTTCAAGAAATGTACTATTGGATGTTGAGTCAAAAGACAAATCAAACAGCACCATTTACTAGTGCCAGTGTATTTGATCAAACAAAAACATTACGCGACGCTCGTTATGTTGTAGATGCTATTGCTTATGATATTGCACGTGGCGGAAATAGTCAAATTGTAGCGGCTACACTAATGTACTTTGTCTACGGATCTAATAGTGCATTTTATAATGCTGCCGTAGACGTAGAAATGCCATTGTTCATTGCGGCCCTTGCACAATTAGGAGTATTAATTAACAGTGTCTTATCTAATTCTTCAGGGTTACAAACAACTTATCAAACACAAAATGGAGTTACTAATCCTGTAACTTATTCAGCTTACAACGGATACATAAGTACTCCACAAATAGTAACTACGGCTTCAACATTGTTAGGAATTCTTACAACAGCACTATCTAATCAAAGTACTGCAACAGTTCCACAACCTAATTCGGGGCTTACTGCAACTATTTTTGTTAAAACTGGAACATATACTGAAACATTGCCAATTACAATTCCAGAAAACGTTGCCCTAGTCGGAGATGAATTGCGCGGTGTTACTGTGCAACCTGCCGCAGTTATTGACACTGTAGCAACTGCTACTAGCAGTTCAACAAATTTAATTACAGCCGCAAGTACAAATAATATGACCGACGGAACGTTGGTTCAATTTATTGCTAGTGTTAATTCTGTAGGTGTATCAACTACATTAGGCGGATTAACATCTGGAAAAACTTACTATGTGGTAGGTCCATCGGTTACAAGTACACAATTTGGTATTACAAATATTGTATCTTATTATCCTGCGGTTGCTTCTAATAATTACTCTGTAGTGTTATCGTCTGCATCCAACGCTAATTTTAATGTTACTAAGTTATCTTCTGGCAGTTATAATATTACTATATCTACAGGTGGTTCAAATTATTCAGTTAACGACCAAGTTAAAATTTTAGGAACAAGCATAGGCGGCATAAGTCCTCAAAACGATATTATTATTACAGCTACTACAGTAGTTTCAGGGACTATTACAGCATTTACATTTAACGGTAGTTCGTTATCAACACCGGGCAATACAACAGTTACTAATTTTGCCGCGGCTGGTTCTACATTTTTTGTTGCTAGATCTGGAGCAGGATTTACTCTTACATTAGTATCTGGAGGATCAAATTATACCAATGGGGATAGTTTAAAGATTTTAGGAACTAGTATTGGTGGAACAAGTCCTCAAAATGATATTATTATTACTGTAGTTACTACTGCCGCAGGTGCAATATCAACATTTACATCAACTGGTAGTAGTTTGCTAGCATTGACAACTAGTACTGGTAGTAATTTAATTTATGGTGGTGGTGCATTACAAAATATGTTCTATATGCGCAATGGTAGCGGTTTACGTAATATGACTCTTACTGGTCTACTAGGAACATTAACAGCATTTGATCCGTATTTAATTGCAAGACCGACTGGCGGAGCTTATGTAAGTCTTGATCCAGGAACTGGACCAAATGATACTAGTGCTTGGATCTTCCGTAAGAGCCCATATGTGCAAAACGTTTCAACTTTTGGAACTGGTTGTATTGGCTACAAAGTAGATGGAACACTACATGCAGGCGGTAACAAATCTATTGTTTCAAATGACTTTACACAAATTTTGAGTGACGGCATTGGTATTTGGTGCTACGGCCCCGGTGCATTAACTGAAGCAGTTAGTGTGTTCAGCTACTATAACTATGCAGGATATCTTGCTGAAGCTGGCGGACGTATTCGTGCTACTAACGGTAATAGTTCATATGGTACATACGGTGTTGTAGCCGAAGGATATGATGTAACAGAAACTCCTATTACTGGTAATGTATTCAATCAAAGTACACAAGTTCAAGCTAGCGTTCAAAGTACACTGAGCGGCAGTGCTACTTTAGTTAAATTGTTATTTGCTAATGCAGGTAGTAACTATGTCCAACCAACTACTAATTTATTAAACTATAGTAATGCATTTACAACTAGTCCATGGGCTAATGATAGCAATATTACATTGTTAAAAAATAATACTGCCCCAACAGGTTTAACCGAAGCATGGGTATTAACAGGCACTAGTGCAACGGCTGGAACTGGATATGTTTATCAAAATATTACAATTAATCCGGGAAGCTCAACTAACTATACTTTAAGTTTATATGTATACCAAGGTACTGCGGCTAGTATAGATATTAGCGGTATATTTTCTGGCACCAGTACAGTAACTAGTAATATCAACTATGTATTTGCAACTAATACAGTAACTCCAAGTAATAGCGGCGGCGGAGTTTTACCAATTAATTATGGTTCTCAGAAGACTTTAGTCTCTGGTTGGTATAGAATTTGGATGACAATTAATGACACCAACGGTGCAAACAACACATTACAATGGAGATTGTATGCTAAAGGATCTGCCGCTGGTAGCAGTGGAAACTATAGTATTGTCTACGGAGCACAAACAGAAATATCAGCTAGTAACTATTCTCCAAGTTTTTATCTTGAAACACAAAATAATAGATACACTGCGTTTGCCTATTATGAAATTACTGGTGCAGGAACAGGTGCAGTTGTTGTAGGAGATGAACTACGTTCAACTTCTATTTTTAATGCTCGTGTAACTGATCCAGGAACTGGCTCCGGCGGTGCAGGCTATTTAACTGCAAGTAATTTTGCACAAACTGGCACAACTGGCACATTAAGTTTAGCACTAGTAGATCAGAGTGGAGTAAACGGTAATACAAATAGTTATATTGGTATGCGTGCCTACATCAGTGCAGGTACGGGAGCTGGGCAATACGGTTATATTAGTGCATATAACTCAACTACAAAAGTTGCTCAAATTTTACAAGAAAATTTTGATACGCTTACTGTAACCAATACAACATCAGGTACAAATATATTGCAATTGCCTAATGGCACAGATTTCAGTAAGGTATATGTGAACATGCCTGTACAGTTTATACCTAAATATTATACAACTGTAATTAACAGTACAAATTTAGCACAAATGACATGTACTGCTAGTGTGGGCGGTGCAACTAATACATTAACAGTTACCAGTACAGCAGGATTAGCTTTAAATATGCCAATTTATTTTATAGGCACAACATTTACATCTATTACTACTGGGTATCAATATTATGTAAGTAATATTATTGATAGTGTAACTATACAAGTTTCTGCACAATTAGGTCAAAGTGCAGTACAGTTAACAACTGCAAGCGGATCTACAACTGTGTATTATCCGGCATATAATAGTTATATTACAAGTTCTAGCACAACAAATATGACAGTAGGTTTACCAATACTGTTTACAGGAACTGCCGCTGGTACTATATCAACCGGAACTACATATTATATTTCAGATATAGTTGACAGTAGTAACTTTACTATTAGTGCAAGTCAGGTTAATTTAACAAGTACTAGCACTAGTTCATCTAATAACTCGGTGAATGTAGGAGCTACAGCCACATTAATTCCTTTAAATCCAATAATATTTACGGGAGTTACATTTGGCAACATCACTGCTAATACAAAATATTATATTTCAAGCATAGTAGATAGTGCAAATATTCAATTGAGTACTAGTCTTACATACGTGAATGTGACTGCAACTACATCAGGTAGCAACATAATTACTTGTTCAAATACTACAGGATTTATAGCAGGAAATCCAATAAAATTCTTTGGAACAACATTTGGAAATCTAGCAGTTGAAACAACTTATTATATATTTGGTAGTCCTATTAGCGGCACACAATTCCAAATTACAGGAACTCCAACTGGTGTAACAGCTATTACATTGAATACTGCGGTAGGAGCTATGACAGCAAGAACTGCTACAGGTACACTGGCATTAACTACAAGTTCGGGCAGTATGGGTGTTTTATCAACCGGTGTTAAATCTACACTACAGATCAGTTACAATGATAGTTTATCTGGAACATTTAGCACTCAGTTATTTGGTGGTGTTGCAACCGGAACAACTTATTATATTAAAACATTTAGCAGTGTATCTAACCAGGTTACACTTGTAACAACAAGTAATGGCGGAACAAGTCCAACTCTTACTACTAATGCAGGAACAATGGCATTAGCCGCAGTAGGATGGGATCATATCAATCCAGGAACGCCAATTGTTGCATTAGATACAACCAGTGTTTATTACATTGAGCCTCGTACAACATTTAGTGATCCAGCATTTACTTATTCTGCAATGACTAGTCCTCAGACTGCTACTGGTACATGGGTTGCAATTGGTTACGGATTAAATTATTTTATTGCATTACCTAACACAGGTACTGGAGCTGCCGGCTCAGCTGATGGTTCAACATGGACTACGTTGACAATGCCAGTTAGTGCTAGCTGGACTGGTATTGCTTATGGTAATGGTTATTGGGTAGCAGTTGCATCGGGAACTGCTACTGCCTACGTAAGCAAAAATAACGGTACATCATGGACCAGTACTACACTAACAGCAAGCACTACATGGAATAGTATTGCTTATGGTAATGGTGTGTTCTCTGCGGTAGCTAATGACGGCACAACAAATTACAGTAGAGATTTTGGTAATACTTGGTCGGCTGGATCTTCTGTGTATACAAATAGCACAAAAGTTGTGTTTGGCGGCGGAATATTCTTTATATCAGGAAAAGATTCAAGCGGATACAATAACACATCCACTGATGGTAATACTTGGACTTTAAATTATAAATTTTCAACACTAGGCAGTATAGCCGTTTCATCTGTTGCATACGGTAATGGCAGATTTATTGCTGTATCTAGTGCAGGCGGCACACCTTACTATAGTTTTGATACTGTAACATGGTATCCATCTAACACAAGCGTCACAGCTAGTTTTATCACTTATGGTCAAGGTATATTCTTAGCTACTGCAACTAATGGAACAGCCTACACTAGTGATAGTGGACTTGCATGGACTACACGAACTATTCCAAACCAAACATTCACATCGGTTGCATTTGGTTATACTAATACCAATACTGGTGTATTTGCCGCGTTTTATGGTACAAATGGTGGATATAATATTTCAGCAGGAGTAAGGGCAAAAGGTCGTGCAGGTATTACATCGGGTGTAATGACTGGTATTAACCTATGGGAACCAGGTAGTGGATATACTTCTACTCCTACAGTAACATTTACTGATCCTAATGTCTTGATACAGGCAACAGTTACACCTCGTACAGGTAATGGTACACTAGGTAATCCAACATTTGTTAACAGAGGTTCAGGATATTCCACAACTAGCACAACAATCGCAATTACCGGCAATGGATATGCTGATCAGTATCAAACTGGTTACAACGTGATTATGAATAATCTTTCAAGTTTACCAATTACCGGATCAGATTTGATTATATCTGGCAACAGCACAATTTATAAAGTAACTGGAGCTACAGCAGTTTATGGAACAGTAGCACCTTCAATACAAGCTGTAGTATCTATTAACCCTCCAATGACTACACTACTAAGTGCTAGTAACGGTACATCAGTAAGTATTAGAACAAAATACAGTCAAGCACGTTTAACCAATCATGACTTCTTGAACATTGGTTATGGTAATTTTATTAACAGTAACTATCCAGGAATTCCTACAGCAGGATATAGTGCAGTGGCTAATAATCAAGCAGTCGAAGCTAACTTTGGTCGTGTGTTCTATACAGCCAGTGACCAAGATGGTAACTTTAAAGTTGGTAATTTGTTCGGAGTTCAACAAGCAACAGGTATTATTACACTAAGTACAAGTCAATTTGGATTAACTGGTTTAAGTACACTGAGTTTGGGTGGTATTAGTGTTGGAGGATCAAGTGTAACTATTCTTCAATTTTCAACAGATCCAACTTTTATTGCTAATAGTGATGGTATTATTTCAACACAGAGAGCAATTAAGAGCTATTTGAATAACAGATTATCTGCAGGTAGCAGTAATACAGTTACAACTACCGCACAAGCAGGAAATGTGGTATTCAGCGGTAGTGTTATGGCGGCAAACGTCACAGGAACAAGCAATAAGATAAATGTCAAAGTAAATTTTGCTGGAGCAAATGCCGGTGTAGACGGCAATATGGCAGCTTTAGAATTCTTTGCAAGAAGTTTCAACCACAGATCATCGATATTTTAATTAAGATAAATATTATCAGAGGACTAAAAAATGGCAGAATTTAAACTAGGTAGAATTAAGTTTGTATGGCAAGGTAACTGGGCCACAAGTACAGCATACGTTCCAGACGATATTGTTGCAGTTGGCGGGCAAGTATATATTTGCGTAACGGCACACACATCGTCGGCACTTTTTTCAACAGACCTAACTAGTGCATATTGGCAATTAGCCGCAGGCGGACTTAACTGGAAAGGTGCCTGGGCCGCAAGTACACTATATCAAATTAACGATTTGGTGCAATGGGGCGGCACAGTTTATGCTTGTAATACAAGTCATACTTCTGCAACTTATACAAGTCCAACTTACTTAGGATTAGAAAATGATCAAAGTAAATGGACAGCATTTGCTACTAGCTTTAGTTGGCAAGGCGCTTGGGCAATAAGCACACGATATAAAGTTCGTGATATTGTCTACTATGGTGGTATAAGTTATGTTTGTAACACAAGCCATATTAGTGCAAGTACAACTGCATTAGGTCTTGAAAATGATTCAAGCAAGTGGGATACATTTAATGCAGGTTTTACTTATATTGGTGTATGGGCCGCAAGTACACGTTATCGTTTAAATGACGTTGTCAAATTTGGTGCAGATTTATATATTTGTACAACCTATCATACTAGTACAGGTAGCACACCTGACTTAACTAAGTTTAGCATTTTAGTTAATGGTTTTGAATTTAAAAACAGTTGGAGCAGTTCAACTTATTATGCGGTTGGTGACAATGTAACATATGGTGGTTATGTTTATACTGCTATTGCTAACAACAATAATCAAGATCCAACTACTAACCCAAGTAGCTGGCAACCATTTACTACAGGTCTAAGTTTTCAAGGATCTTGGGTAAGTAGTAACAGTTATCAAGTTGGTCAAGTAGTTACATTAGGTGGTTATACCTATGTAGCAGCCGCTAATAACAGTGTACAAACACTAACAATTACTGGTACAACAATAAGCACAGACGGTACTAGACCAAATCAAATTACCACAAGCGGTAATACCAGCGTATTAGTAACTGGAGTTCCAATTAGTTTTGCAACTAATACAGGTGGCCTAATTGCTGGTACAACTTATTATGTTTTAACTATTGTTGACTCAACACACTTTACTGTTAGTGCAACTAGTGGTGGCGCGGCATTTACAATTACTAGTACAACAACTGGTACAAATATTACAGCAACAACAAATCCAAGTCCACCGTTTACAACTTACTGGACACGACTAAATTCAGGATTCCGTTGGAACGTTCAAAATGGTTCAACATACAGCGCACTAGCTGGTACAAATACATTTGGTACAGGTACAGGCGCAACTTGGGATGTAACTCGTAATGGTACAAGTTATACAGTTGTTAACCATTCAGGTGCGGCAGGTTCAGGTTATGCTGTTAACAACACAATTAAGATTTTAGGTACTGCTGTTGGTGGGCTAAGTCCTGCTAACGATATTACAATCACTGTTAACACAGTATCAACTGGTGCTATTGCTACTTTCACAGCAACTGGTATTAGCTCAACATGGTTAACTGGTACAAGTTATGTACTAGGTGATGCAGTTTATTTTGGCGCAAATAGCTATGTTTGTATACTAGCACACACTGGCGCAACAGGTAACCGTCCAGATAATGATACAGCTGGTACATATTGGAATTTGCTAGCTAGCGGTGCAGAAAGTGCGGCACTAACTACACAAGGTGATATTGTTTACTACGGTAACAATGGTCCACAACGTTTACCAATTGGTACAGATGGTCAAGTGTTACGTGTAAGCGGAACAAGCCCAGCATGGCAATATTATGGACAAGTTAATAATGTAGTGTATGTTGCTCCTACAGGAACAGATACAATTGGTAATGGCCAGGGCACTACTATTGATAAACCTTGGGCAACTGTTCGTTATGCGGCATTACAAATTGAAAATGGTTATTTAAATACTAGCGCCCAGGCACTATTAGCTAAGAACAAACAGTTTATGATGAAAGAAATTTCAAATTATGTTGTTTATCAATATAGTTTTAATATTACTGCGGCTTCTAATGCTACTAACACATTTACAGTAGGTGGCGCTGTTACAACTGCACAAACTACTACAGCAAATATGTATGTAGGTATGCCAATTAGTTTCAGCGGAACTACATTTGGTGGTATCACAGCAGGTACAACCTATTATGTATTACAAATTGTAAGTGCAACTTCATTTACAATTACTGCAACTTATGGTAGTAGCACCCAATTTGGACTAAGCAATGGTTCAGGTGCAATGACTGGCGCATTGGTTTACAATACAACAAAATGTGAACGTGATACAGGTTTAATTGTTGATGCAGTAGTATATGATTTAGGTCATGGTGGTACACAACAATCAACTGCGGCAGCTTTAAGTTATTTCACAAGTTCAACAAGTAGTACACTTATTACTACAGCATTTGGTTACGAAGCAATTCCAAGTATTGCCAGCTGGAACTACTTAAAAACTCTAGTTGGTAATGTGTTAGGCAATACTGCACCAGCAACTAATTATCAGACTCAAGAAGGTATTAGTGCTGGCAGTCAAGCAAAACAAATTATCGATACAACATTAACTGCTGAGTCTGGTTCTAGTACAACTTGCACAAATTTAATTGGTATTATCACTACAGGTTTATCTGCTGGAACAGCAACAGCTATCCCTGCGGCAATCAATCCAGGTACAACAATCAGTGTTAAGACTGGTACATACAATGAAGTATTGCCAATTGTTGTTCATAAAAATACAGCAGTAGTTGGAGATGAACTACGCGGCACTGTAATTCAACCAGCAAGTGCAAATTTAAATTTAGTAAATGATAAACCAAAATCAACTGCGGCATTATTACATACTAAAGGATTATTAAGTAATCTAATTAACAATACTGTTATTACAGCAACCAGTGGCAATGCACAAGTGTTTACAATCACTAGTGCAACTGGCACAGGAACTACAGCAACATTAAGTTTTGCTGTTCAGACAACTGCTCCATTTACAGTAGGTCAATATATTACTGTTAGCGGATTTACAAGTACTAGTGCTGGATATAATGGTAGCTATGTAGTAACTGCGGTAACAACTGCAAGTGTAAGCTATGCTAATACTACTACAACTGGTACATTAACTGGCACCGGTATTGTAACAAGTCAAAATACAAGTTTGACAGCTGGAGATACAGGTAGCACAGCGGCAGTTACTAGTATTGTAAACAATACAGCATTAATGCAAAATATTTTTACAAATGGTCTTGTACAAGTTCCAGCATTTAGTTTTACTAACCCAACAAACTATAACACAAGTTATCTAGTTGGCTACGGTGATGGTAAAGCACAAGTTGTACAAAACTATGCATTTATTATTGCAGATGTTGCGGCTTATTTTGCCGCAAATCAAACATCAGTGTGGACAGCATTAGGTGCAACTGGACAAGCCAAGTTCTATCTACAAGTTCAATATATTTTAGATGCACTACAGTATGATATGACTTATGGTTGTAACAATCAAACATTAATTGCAGGTAGCAGTTACTATAGTTATGGTCAACCACAATTAACTACTACACAAACTACAGCTTATGTTGCAGTTTACACATTCTTACAAACAGAAATAAACACTATCGTTACACGCGGTAGTGTAAGCAAACAAGGATCAAACCCGCTAAGTCAAACTACTACAGGTAATGCTGGTACAGCGGCTGCTGGCGCATTTGCTCAAGCACGTTTAGCTGATATTATCTATTGGATTCAAAACGGTAGTGCAAATTCAAGCACAGCAGTATTTGTAGCTACAATTTCAACAACTACCTTAACTGTAAGTAGTGTCACTAGCGGTACTATTGCAATTGGTATGGCAGTTACTGGTACAGGCGTCACAGCTGGTACATATATTACAGCAGGTAGCGGTACAAGTTGGACTATTAGTGTAAGTCAAACGGTTGGTAGTGCAACAGTTATGACTGGCGCAATGACTATTACACCTGTAACAAGCGGAGCTTATGGTCTAGCAAGTTCAGCATTACAAACTGCTTATACAGCATTACAATCACGTAGAACAGAAATTCAAAGTGATACACAATATTGGGTACAAAAATATTATCAAGCACAAAGTTTCAACCAAGCAACATGTTATCGTGATGCAGGTTATATTGTTGATGCATTGAGCTGGGACTTGGTATTAGGTACAAACTTCAACAGTATTATTTCAGGTCGTCAATATTATAACGGTACAACTAGTGCGGCAACAGTGGTTGCTAACCAATCAACTAGCGAAGTTGGTGCAATTGGATTTATTGGATACAAAGCAAAACAAATTGCGGCCAGCGGAAGTGTTGCGGCATTAAGCACAACAATTGATGATGTAGTTGCAAGTATTAACGGACAAGTAACATTTACAACAGCAATTTCAGCTAGTGTTGGCGGTACACAAACTCAAGCATACAGTTCAAGCGATACAATTACTGTAACAACTACTTACGGAACAGCTACATTTACACCTACACTAACTGTAGCAACTACTGGATTAAGTATTACAAACATTACTAACTTAGGTGTTGCAACATTTAGTAATGCATTAACAGTTGTAAGAGGACAAAGCGTTTATGTTCCAGTAGCAAGTGGCGGTATGAGTGCAGGTACATATTATGTTGCACTTCCAGCAACTACTAGTAGCCAAGTTACACTAGCAACTAGCTATGCTAATGCTATTGCTGGTACAGCTGGATCATTTACTGGCGGCGCTGTTACAGGTGCAAGCAGTAACGTAGTAATTGGATCAACATATAATACTGTTGCAAGCGTAACAGTATTAAGTGGTGGAACATGGACTAACACAGTAGCTGGTAATATTGCAACAACTCCAAGTTCAAGTACTGGTTTAGGACTACAGTTATCATTAAGCTATGGTCCAAGTTCATATTCAACAACAGTTACTACACTTACAACAAGTACGAACTTAATTACTGTTGGTAGTACTACTGGTATGGTAGTAGGTATGCCAATCGTATTTGCTGGCTTACCAGCAAATATTACAACTACAGCTAGTGCAATTTCAAGCAACCAAATTACTCTTGGTGCTACCGTTGCTAGTTTAGGTGTAGTTGTTGGACAACAAGTTTATTTCTCTGGTATAGTATTCGGTGGTGTTAATGCTAATACTACCTACTATGTACAAAGTGCTAGTGCAAGCGTTATTACAATTGCCACAACATTAGGCGGATCTGCATTATCGTTAACCAACGTTGCTAGCGGATCAATGACAGTGACATTTAATGCCGCAGGCGGATTAATCAGCGGCGACACATATTGGATTAACTCAATTCCAAGTACAACTACACTAACTGTAACTGGTACATATCCAGGATCAGCAAGTTTCCCAGGAACTGTTTATGCTATTACTAATACCGTAAGTGTAACTGGTACATGTTTAGCTGGCGCAAACGTTCAAACAAACGGTACAACAACTTATAACAATACACTAACAACAATTAATGGTGTTGAAATACTACGTGCTAACACAACATTCTTAGCTTATGAAGCAGCCGCTTATATAAGCGCAAGTTATGGTGGAACAGCAACTACAACAACAGTAACTACCGCAAGCATTACTGGTTATATTAGTGGTGTAACATTGACTGTAAGTTCAGTAGTATCAGGAACAGTAGCAGTTGGTATGTTATTATCAAATGCTGGTAATGTATTACAAGGAACATATATTGTTAGCGGTAGCGGTTCAACATGGACCGTAAGTCAAACACAAACAGCTGGTAGCTCAGGCACTCCAATTGCTATTACACTAACAAATTATACAGTGACTACAAGTTCTGCACATAATTTTGTTGCTGGTGATCCTATTCAGTTTACAGGAACAGTATTTGGTAATGTAGTTGCAAGTACAGAATACTATGTATTGACTGCTCCGACCACTACAACATTTACTTTAAGTGCTACACAATATGGACAAAGTACTCAAAGTCCGGTTGTGTTGTCAGCGGCTACAGGTACAATGACTGTAAATTATTACTATAGTCTAGCAAAATGTATTCGTGATACAACTGCATTTATCAATGCATTGATTTATGACGTACAATATCCAGGTAACTACAAATCACGTCGTGCGGCAATTCTTTATAACAACGCTGTAAGCGGTAGTCAATTAAGCGACATGTTCTATGTACGTAACGGTAGTGGTATTCGTAACATGACATTGAGTGGTCTGAACGGATACTTAACAGCCGCTAACAGCTTTGGTACAAAACGTCCAACAGCTGGAGCTTATACAAGCCTTGATCCAGGATTTGGTCCAAACGATACCAATGCATGGGTAACAACTAAATCTTGCTATGTACAAAACGTAACTACATTTGGTGTAGGTTGTGTAGGTTGTAAGATCGACGGTGCATTACACTCTGGTGGTAATAAATCTATTGTGTCAAATGACTTTACACAAGTATTAAGTGACGGTATTGGTGTATGGACAACTGGTACAGGTGCATTAACTGAATTAGTTTCAGTGTTCTGCTATTATAACTATTCAGGTTACTTGGCAGAATTAGGTGGCAAGATTCGTGCAACAAACGGCAACAGTTCATATGGTACATATGGTACTATTGCCGAAGGTGTTGATACATATGAAACACCTATTGTTGGTACAGTAAACAATCGTTATAACAGTGCTCAAATCACCAACGTAATTACAGACGGTGCTAACTTAGTATGGCGTTTAGAATATGAAAATGCAGGTATTAACTATACCAACGCTGTTCCTACTATTGTAGGCGCAGGTGTAACTGCAACTGCTACACAAGATGAATTCCGTGATGCGGCAGTATTCGAAACACGTTTAGTTGATTTGAACAACGGCCAAGGCACTGGCGGTAGTTACTATGTAACTGCAACCAGTATTGCACAAGGCGGTAGTCCAATTATTATTACCCTAGCGGCAACTGATACACAATTATCAAACGCTTATGTAGGTATGCGTATACAAATTACCAACGGTACAGGTGTAGGACAGTTTGCTAATATTGTAAACTACAACAGTGGTACTAAAGTTGCTCAGATTAGTAAAGATTCATTTACAAACTTAACTGTAACTGGATCAACAACTACTCAGTTGGTTGTTGCAAGTACAGCAACCTTGTATGCTAACATGCCATTGTATTTTAGTAGCGGTATTACTGCAACTGGATTAAGTGCAAACACAGTTTACTATGTGTCATCAATTGCCAGCGGTACTAACTTTGTAGTATCTGCAAGTTCAGGCGGTGCGGCAATTACAGGTTTAACTGCAACAAGTACACAGACAATTACATTGTATGCCGCAGGTTGGGATCATGTAATTCCAGGTACAACTCCTGTTGCGGCACTTGACTTGTCAACAACTTATATTATTGAACCTCGTATTAGTTATACAGCACCTGGTTATACAACTACTGCTCGCACATTACCAAGTTCAACAACATGGCAAGCTGTTACATATGGTGCAGGCAACTTTGTAACTGTGGCAACAGGTGGTACCGGTACTGGTTATGGTACAACTGGTACAACTTGGACAGCAGGTGGCGCATTACCAGCAAGCTCAACATGGCAAGATGTTGTTTATGGCGGTGGTCAAGGCGCTACTGCTACAGCAGTTGTAGGTGGATTAGGCGGTGTTAATGCTACATTCAGCGTAACACTAGGTGGAACACTAAATCAACAAGTAGTTGGTGTTACTGTAACTAACGGTGGTTATGGTTACACAACACCTCCAACACTAGTTATCACTGGTGGCAGCGGCACAGGCGCAACAGCAATTTGTCAAGTGTTGAATGGTGCAGTTACCGGTGTTACTGTTATTGTTAACGGTAGCGGTTATACAAGTACACCAACATGTACAGCAGTTACTGGTGTTATCAGCAGTATTACAGCAACAACTTGGGGACGTAACTATTATAATACTCCAACGGTTACAATCAGTGCTCCATTTAGTGCAACTGCTTGGAGTGCAAGCGGTACTGTTAGTGTAATTGGTACTTACTACAGTTATCTAAATACTGGTGTAACACCTAATCAAACTAACTATTACCAAGCTACAAGCAGTGGAACATTTAGTAGTTCAGGACCTACACATACAACTGGTACAACTACAAACGGTTCAGTTAGCTTGTTGTATGTAGGCACACTAGCAGCCGCAACTGCTAACGTAAGTACTGGCTATGGTGTAAACAGTTATACATTAACCAGTGCAACTATTAATGGACAATTAATTTATGGTGGTTATGGTTATACCACAGTACCAACAATTACAGTTGTAGATTCTATTGCAAAATTTGTAGCAATACGTAATGGATCAAGTGCCGCAAGTGCTTACTCAACTGTGGCTAACTTAGGTAGTACTTGGACAAGTGGTAACACACTACAAGTAACTGACCTAGTAAGCGTTGCTTATGGTAACAACATTTATGTTGCAGTTGGCGGAACAAGTGGTGTTGCTAGTGCGGTTACTAGTCCGGACGGTATTACTTGGACTAACCATAGTCAAGGACAAACGAGTCCAATTACTAGTTTAAGTGGTAGTGCTACTTACTCAGCAGTATGCTATGGTGCTGGTGCAACTAATAGCAGTGGCGGAACATTTGTAGCAATTTCAACTGGTGGTACTGTAACAAGTATTAGTAACAATGGTACAACATGGAGTACTGGTGGTGTTATGCCTGTAAATACAACATGGACCAGTGTTGCATATGGTAACAACAGATTTGTTGCTATTGCAAGTGGTGGTACTTATGTTGCTTACAGTATTAACTATGGACAAACTTGGGTACAAGCTCCAGCAGGATTACCAAGCAGTCAAACTTGGGTACGTATACGTTATGGGCAAGGATTGTTTATTGCAATCGCTCAAGGTACAAACGTATGTGCAACTAGCCCAGACGGTATTAACTGGACAACACAGGTATTACCAAGTTCAAGCAACTGGAACGGTATTGCGTTTGGTAACCCAACTAACTCTACATTAGGTTCTACACCAATATGGGCCGCAGTAAGTGTAACAAGTGGCACAGTAGGTGCAAGTATTAACACTGGACCTACACCATTAGGTCGTGTTAAGGTAAGTCAAGCGGCTGGTACAGTTACTGAAGTTCGTATGATTGAATCAGGTAGCGGTTTTCCTAAAGGTAACGTTACAGCAACTACAGTTTCGACCAACTTAATTACAGTAGATAATACAACTAACTTGGTAGCTAACCAACCAGTTTATTTCACTGGTACAAGTGCAGGCGGTATTGTTGTTAACACTTACTATTATGTAGTAAGCGGAAGTATTACAAGTACACAATTCCAAATTAGTGCTACCAGTGGTGGCTCAGCAGTTACACTATCAACTGCAACTATTAGCGGAATGACATACTATGCAAGTCCGATAGCAACAGTAACTGATCCAAACCACATTAATACTGTGCCATTGGCTCAGCGTATGGGCAATGGTGTACTAGCTAACCCAAGCTTCACATATCGTGGATCTGGTAATACAACTGCTAGTGCTAGTGATTTAGGTGATGGATATGCAGACTTGTATCAACCAGGTAACTATATCAACATTGCTGGGTTGTACACAATGCCAAGTACTGGTGCTAACGTACAGTTTGGTACACAGTACAGTGGTAGTGCATGGCAAGCAGGTCAAGCAGTTAGCTTGAACCAAAACTTGTATTATACAAATACAACTACAAGTCCATATACAATTAACTACTACACAGTAACAGCGGCAGGTACAACTGGCCTAGCTGGTCCAACATTTACTAGCGGTGCAAGCTCTAACGGTACTGCTACATTAACTTATGTTGGAACCAATCCTAACATTTGGTACAAACTTGTTCAAACAAGTAACCAATTAGGTATTGCTGGTAACTACACAGCACAGTTCCAAATTAACCCAGCACTAAGTACGCTTAATGCTCCAATACATGGAACTGTAATTACCACAAGATTGAAGTACAGTCAAACACGTTTAACTGGACATGACTTCTTGTATATTGGTACTGGTAACCAAACACAGACCAACTATCCATATGTTAACATTACCAGCGCAATACAAGGTAATCAAACTTATGCTAACGTGGGTGGCCGTGTGTTCTACACCAGTACTGACCAAGACGGTAACTTTAACGTAGGTAACTTGTTTACTGTTCAACAGGCAACAGGTGTGGCAACATTGAACGCTAGTGCGTTTAACTTAACTGGCTTGCAGTCATTGACACTTGGCTCAGTTACATTAGGAGCTGGTTCAGCAACAATTACACAATTTAGTACTGACCCATACTTTACAGCTAACAGCGATAGTATTTTACCAACTCAAAAAGCTATTAAGAGCTATATTACCAGCCAAATTGGTGGCGGACTAAGTAGCTTGAACGTAAATAGTTTAACGGCTGGTAATATTTACTTGGCAGGTAGTACAATTACTACACTAACAGGTGGACCAATTACTGTAAGCACAAAATTAACCTTTACAGGCGGCATTGACGGAAGTCCAGTTGCTCTAGTATGGTTCGGACAACGATAAAACGAGGAAATAAAAATGGCAACAGGAAGATTAGGTAGCGCGGCAATTGCTAGTGCAAACACAAACCAAACTGTATACACAGTACCAACTGGTTTCTATAGTGTATTCAACGTAAGTTTCACTAATACCAACGCAACATCAGTAACTATCAAATTAGCATTAGCTGCCACAAGCAGTCCTGCTACTAACGAATTGATCGAATATCAAACTACAATCGTAGCATATGGTGTGTTTGAACGTACTGGTCTAGTATTAGATGCTAACAAATTGGTTGTTGTACAAGCAAGTAACACTGGTGTAAACGTAAACGTCTACGGCATAGAAACTTCATCAAGTTAATAGGACTCTCGAGCGAATATGGCACGATATAATACCGTATCGTCGACGAGTTCAGTTGCAGGTGGTAGTACAATTACTACTCCTAGTAGCGGCTTATTGACCACACTTACAGGATCTGGTACAGTAACAGTGCCTAATCCTGTATTATACACGGGCCAAAGTCAAACATTTTACAATTCAACCGGAAGTGCTATTACATTAAGTACACCAAGCGGTGCTTTTATTACTTCAGGATTTGTACCAGGAAGTACGATTAGTTTGCCAGCCAGCAGTATTATTACCATTGTAAGCGATGGTACAAATTATGATGTAACAAGTTGGGTTGGCGGAAGTGTAGTCACTGGAAGTTTAACAGCAACCGGCGGAACAATTAATGGAATAACAATTGGTGGATCATCTGCAGCCGCAGGCACATTTAGTACTTTATCTAGCACTGGTACACTCGGAGCTTCAGGGGTTGTTACATTTACTAATAGTGCCGCAATTACAGTAGGAAACACTAGCACAGGTGCGCTACAAGTAACAGGCGGAGCAAGTTTTGGTGGAGGTATAAATGCTAATGGAACAAGTTCAATTGGTGGATATAGTTTACTTAATGGCAACGCAACACGCTATATCAATTATTATTTAGGTCAAAACACCGATCCCAACACTCCAGGAACTGTTGCAAGTATTATATTATTAATTCCCGATCCAAGCGGCACAGTAAATGCAAATCATATGTCAGGAGTTCTTACTGCAAATAGAGGCAGTGCTGGAACTGGCAACGATCATCAAAGTTGGAACATACAAGTACAAAGAAGTTATACAGGTTACACACTCCAGCTAACCCCGATAGGATCTGCTCCATTTTTACAATTTGTTACTTGTACATACGGCGCTACTACATATTTTGCAATAGATACTGCAGGTATTGGACTAAGCGCACACAATTGGAATTTTGACGGAATATTTTTAAATAATACAAATAGTCAGCTCCCTACACTAGTAGCACGTACATCAGTTGGCAGTATTACCAACGTTAGCGGATCTACCTATATGAATATAGGCGGAGTGATAGTACAAAATTCAGCTGGCACAATTGGTATTAATCAAGCTAACCCCAACGGTGCGTTAGATGTGGCTGGTGACTTGTATGTTGGCGCTAATACGAATACTGCACGTTTTAAATCAGATGGTACCCACACGTATGTAGATGCTATACCTAGTGGAGGTAATGTTTATATTCGAACAAACGGTGCTGTTACAGCCGCTACTGTACTTTCAGGTGGAGGTATTAGTACTACCAGTGCTACTACTAATGCGGGAATTGCGGCAAGCAACTCAGGAACTACAGGATATGCCGCAAGTTTTTCTGGTCTCGCACAAACTTATACAGGTACAGGATACGGCTCCCAAGATCCTTACGATCCAGCAGGCACACTGGTAACTATTACATCGTTACCCAATGCTGTAAATAGCGGAGCATTAATAACATTCAATGCTTATAATAGCGGTAATGGTGCTACTGGTGCGCATATTGGTGCAGTTGCTGGACCTACTGGTAATGGTCCTGCTAATCTTGTTATTGGACGCAGAACTGGTACTAGCAGTTGGGCAGAAAGTTTACGTGTAGACTATAACGGTTATGTTTTAATTGGTTATTCTAGTAATCAAAATTCAAATGCACTACAAGTAAATGGAAATATCTCAGCATCTGGAGTATTCGGCGGCCGTCATCCGCTAGCCGGAGAATCCTTTGCAGGATCAGGCGGCGGCAGTGGCTGGATACGTTTTGGTACTTGGTATACCGGTCAAGGAGGTTGCACATTACATGCAAAACTAGTTTGTCATACTGGATATAACGCAACAGTTAGTCAAAATTGTTTAACAGAAGTATTTTTTAAAACAAGTAACGGTAGTAGTACACAAAGTGGTACTGGTGGCGGAAGTTTTTATGGCGACGGGTATGCTATACAGATATTAGCAAACTCAAGCGCACCAAGCGGAATAAGATTTGTGCAAGTAAACGCTAGTCAATATGAAATGTGGTGTAACTTTGGTAGCTTTACAGAAAATAGTCATTTTACAGTTTCATTTAGCAATAACACTAGTTGGACAACAGATGGTGCAAGTTCTAACCAGAGTGCTCCAACCAGTTATACATATTTAGATATATCAATTTATTCTAATACATATAGTTCAGATGATAATTTAAAAGATATAGTAGGAAATATTGACAATGTGTTTGATATTATTGATGCAGTAGATCCTTTCGAATATCAATGGAAGGAAGAATACAGATCTAAACATTTCTTAGAAGATGCCGAAGATGATGCTACCAAACACTATGGTATATCTGCTCAGCAATTAGAAAAAGTTGCTCCAAATTTAGTCGAAACAGGAAAAGAAAATATTTTAGGAAGTAGAGATTTTAAATCAGTTAAGTATGAACAGCTTACACCTATTTTGTGGAAAGCAATTAAGATGTTGAGAGCAGAAATTGCAGATTTAAAATCACAAATTAATAAAAATTAAAAATGGCACGTTATAATTCTATAAACACAACAGGATCAGTAGCACAAGGAAGCAGTATTGCTAGTCCTTATAGTGGATTATTGACCACTATTACTACTGGTTCGGGTAGTGTAGCATTGCCAAATCCTGTTTTGTATGCAGGTTCAACTCAGACATTTTATAACAGTACTTCTACAGCAGTCACACTAACAACACCAAGTGGTGTATTTAACGGCCCGGCCGCAGGCGGAACAAGTTCATTAACATTACCAATTGGTGCTGTAATTACACTAGTAAGCGACGGCACTAATTATATTGCACAAGATTGGTTAGGTGGTCCTGCTAGTCATACTACTATTAATGCTAGCGGTACAATTACTGCTACTAGCGCAGTTAGTTTTAATCCATCAAATGCCAATATAAGTATTCAACCTACTGGAACTGGTACCGTTACTATAAACCCAGCAACAGCCGGAACTTTAGACAATGTGGCAATCGGTTCTACTACTGCCAGTAGCGGTAAATTTACATCTGTAATTAGTTCGGGCAATGTGGCAATTGGCCAAAGTAGTACAACAAGTTATGCGTTAACTGTATTTGGTACTAGCGGTAGATTTTTTGATGCGTTAGGCAATACTACACAAATTAGACTAGCGGCCAGCGAAGGTGGTTGGGCCAGCGGTTATAACTGGGCGGCAAATAATGGCACAGTCTTAGGAGGACTACAAGGTAACGGAAGTGGCCAAGCTATGTCATCGCTTGGAGTTTATGTTGGCGGCATGAGTACCCCAACATTAACACTTAATTCAACTCAACTGCTAGTTGGAACAACGTCTACATCGGATGCGGCAAGAAAAATATTAGCATCAGGTAGTGATGTTAATGCTCAAAAAATTGATGTTACTAATACACAAAGTGGTTCTTTAATTGAAATAATTGCGGCTGGTTCTACTGCATATAGTATTGGCGGCTGGGATTATAGCGGAGTTATTGAAGCAAATGGTGGCGGTAGCGGAACATCGGGTTTAGTATTAAGTTCATACAACGGCCCATTAATTTTACAAACTAATGCTCGTACAGAACGTATGAGAATTACCAGTTCAGGATATGTAGGAGTTAACACTACTAATACTAATACAGCAACTGGTAGCTATACATTCAACGTGGCGTTACGTGCTAGATTTAATGGCATGATGTTAGGCAATAACGACGGAACCAATGCCAGCGATAACCGTATTTCATTAGATTGGTCAAGTGGAACCAACGCACAGATTCTAGCTCAACAAAACGTTCCTTTACAATTAGGTAGCAACGGTGCAGTACAATTACAAGTACAACCTACGGCATTGGGCGGTGTTACCGTTGGAACTAATTTAGTTGTCAACACGTATACAAATTACAATTTTTACAATTTTAACACTACTAGTGGCGGACAATATATTCACATGAAATTAAACCTTACTGCTGGCGGAACTTGTATGTTTATGATCAAAGCAGAAGGATATGATTATGGGTCTGGACAAAATGTATTTGGTCAATGGTGCGGTTATTGTTATAGCGGTACTAACAGTGTGATTAGTACTGGTGTTGCCAATGGTGGTAATTTTTCTGTAGCTAACAACATTTATACGAGTTCTGACAAATATGCTGTAATTGTAGCTTATGCATCAAGTACATATTTTATGAGCTTTACACTAAGTTCAGTAACCATAGGTGAAGGATTTTATAATATCCAAGTAACTTCTACTACACAAACTGGTAGCAATTCGGGAGCATATTAATATGGAAACACCTAAATTTAATCCTCAAATGTTAGCAGATCCACGTAAAATTGAGTGGACACACGAAGTTGCAAGAACAAAATTGTACGCTGACATTAAAGAACAGTTAGATATGTTATATAAAGACATTGATGCTGGTTTGTTTGGTGACACAGCTAAAACAGGTTCTTGGTATCAACACATTAAACAAGTAAAAGAAACACATCCTGCGGGAAGTATACATAAACCATTTGCACACTTACCCGGGCCGGATGGAACTTACGATCCACCAACAGAATAAACGTTAAATATAGATTATGGCACGATATAATACAGTCAGTACAACAAGCTCAGTATCAGGTGGTAATGTAATTACTACACCTAGTAGCGGCCTGTTGACTACACTTACTGGAACAGGTACTGTAACCGTACCTAACCCAGTTTATTATACCGGCCAAACTCAAACATTTTATAATAGCACTGGTAGTGCTATTACATTAGCTACACCAAGTGGTATATTTAACGGTCCAGGTTCAGGAGCTTCTTCTAATTTAAGTTTACCTGCTGGTTCTATTATTACAGTTGTTAGTGATGGTACAAATTATATTGTTGAATCTTGGTTAGGCGGAGCCATAGTTGTAAGCGGAACGTTAACAGCTTATGGAACAGTAGCTATGAATCCAAGCAATGCTAATGTAAGCATACAGCCTACTGGAACTGGCACGTTAAACATGAGCAGTGGTGCTACTGGCTCATTAGACAATGTCAGCATTGGAACTACTACACAAGCTAGTGGTAAATTTACAACTCTTAGCTCAACTGGTGTTACTCAGGTAACAGCTGGTACATCAGTTACTTTAGGTACTGCCGCAAGTGGAGCACTACAAGTTACAGGCGGCGTGGGTATTGGTGGTGGAATAACAGTAGGTAGCAGTGGTTATTTTGGTGGTAGTGTAGGAATAGGTATAACTAACCCATCATATCCTTTGGTTGTATCAAATTCTGGTGCCCAAGGTATTGAATTTAGTCCAACCGGCGGCATTAACAGTGGCGGATTCATTCAAGCATACAATAGATCTGGAGCGGCATATTTAGATTTAACATATTATGCTACTCAATATCACTTTTGGACGAACGGTAATGAGAAATTTACATTAGATTCTAGCGGTAACTTATCAATAAGCAATAAAGCTTCGAGTCCAACAAATAGTCAAAATCCCCCAGGTAGCTTATACTTTTACGGTCAGGGATGGAATACACTAAGTGGCTCAACACAATACCAAGGACAAATTAGCCTTGGCGGTGCTTACAGTGCTAGTACAGGTAGCGTAGAACCAGCAATTACGTTTAGCCTAGCTGGTACAGGTAACAGTGGTTATAATGCTAGTGCCGGCCCGTCAACATTAACAGAGCGTGTGCGTATCAATAACTATGGTAACATTGGTGTTGGTACAACTACACCGCAAGTAACACTAGATATGGGTAGCAGAACTGATGCTATCTTATTACCAAGCGGAACATCAGCACAGCGACCTTCAGCAGTAGCAGGTATGATGCGTTATAACTCAACCAGCGGTACAGCAGAAGTATATAGTCAAGGATCTTGGAACGCATTTGGTACGGTGGCTAACGGCTTAACAGCAACTACTCCTTTCACTAAATCATCTGATATGGTTAACCAAAGTTCAAATGGTACATATTGGATTCAAACTAAAAATATGACTTCGGCACAACAGTATTATGTAGATTATACTAGTACTACAGGCGGGCCTTGGGTTAGAATTTTCTTAGCTAACACAGATAATTACAATCAAACTAGTTACTCATGGGACAATGCTCAAAGCAGTAACATGCTATTAGATAGCGCATATTTTATGTATGCGTTTGTTAATAGTTCAACGAATGCTTTAACATATCCTTGGGCATTTAGATTTAATGATAGTACTACACTAAATGGTAGTAGTGACGGTAATAAAAGTGCGTTCTTAAGTGGTCCTCCTATGGGCCACGGAGGATCTGGATCACCTTTAATTACTTACATGTATACTATTCGGTTAACAGATAGCACAGTTTATTCAGGGTACTTACGAACAGGAGTAAGTAGTTTTGGATCGCTATGTGATGACGGTCGTAGTGGAATCTGGGGACAAATTTGTTTAAAAGCAGGCGGTAGTGGTGGCAGTGGTACCGGTAGTGGCGGTTATAGTGATTTCCCACATTTTAGTTCATTTGCTTATAGCGGAACAGACAATTGGGCGCAAAGTAACCAAAGTTATACAACAAACAGTTCAGATAGTAATCATAGATTTGGAGTATATTGTAAATTAGTATGATAAACGATCTATTAAATCAACCAGGAATTAAATGCTTTGTACTAAGTAACAAAGAATGCCCCCATTGTGAGGAATGGATGCAAAATAATTTTGATACTTTTAAAAATCAATTTACTGATGTAACATGGCATGTAATTGATTGCTATGAAGAACATCAAGCAGGCCGAATGCCATTTCCTCCGTTAGCAAGTCCGACATTTTATTTGTATAAAGATCCGCAAGATTTTCCTATTATTAGTGCAGGTTTTTTACCAGAGCCAGAAATGACAATGAAGTTTAAAAGACTAGTAGAGGCCGTTAAGAATGACTGATATTACTAAAGATATTAATTATCCTAAAGTAGTGTGGGAACAACTACGCAGATGGCGTGTTGCTCGTCAGCCTTTGCTTGAAAAATTAGATATCGAATCTCTAAGAGCTTTAGAAGTTAATGATCAAACAACATTAGCTAGTGTAGTAGCACAAAAAACAGCCTTAAGAGAGATAACTAACTATGATTTTAGTCAAGTTGAGAAGTTAGAAGATATTTTAAGAATTTGGCCCGAATGTTTGGGTGAAATTCCAGATGAGTTTAAAGTTTAAATACATATATGGCACGATATAATACAATAAGTTCAACAAATTCAGTAACAGGCGGTAGTACAATCACCACTCCTGCTAGCGGTTTGTTGACTACACTAACTGGATCAGGCACGGTAACAATACCTAATCCAGTATATTATACTGGGCAAAATCAAAGTTTTTATAATAGTACTGCTAGTGCTATAACATTGTCAACTCCAAGCGGAATATTTAATGGCCCAGGTGCTGGAGCATCTAGTACACTGTCGTTAGCTGCCGGAGCAATTGTCACAATAGCCAGTGATGGTACTAATTATGTTACACAAGGTTGGTTAGGTGGTGTTGCTATTGCAACATCTATCACTGCTAGTTCTGGTACTCTTAATAGTGTTAGTATAGGATCTACAACTCCGGGAACTGGAGCATTTACTACTTTATCTGCAACAAGTACAACAACATTAGCTGGAGGAAGCGCTAGCGGTATATTTACATTTAGTAGTAGTCAAACCAGTAATGCATCCAACAACGGTGCAGTTGTAATTACCGGAGGACTTGGAGTTGGTGGTTCTCAATATACTGGCGGAACAATTAACGGCAGTAACGGTATATATGTTGGTAAAAATTATTCAGGGCTTGGAGCAGGTAATGCTCTAGCAACATTTTACGGAGTAGACAGCGGTGTAAGTAATACTGGTATTAGTATTACAACAAAAGGTCCTACAAGTCTATATGATACTTCGTCTTATCCGTTACAAGTTTGGGTTAATGGTACTGCAACGGCTAGTTTTGTGGGCAATGGTTATCTTGGTTTAGGTACAACAAATCCTAGTGATTTGTTTACTATAGATAACAGTAGCGCAAGTAACACAACTGGCATTACACTAGCAAGTAGTGGAACAACCGATGCTAGAATTTATGCTAACGGTAGTAATTTAGTATTCAATAGTTTAAGAACTAACCCAATATATTGGCAAATTAATAGTAGCACTCAAATGGCGTTAAGCGGTAGCGGTTATCTAGGCATTGGAACTACTAATCCCCAAGTACCTTTACAAATTAATGCAACTAATACATCTAACACAGCAACTGGCGGCAGTCATTTAAGATTAGAAAATCCATCAGGAAGTCAAACACTGATAGGATTTACATTTAATGGAACAGCAAAAGGTGCGTTACGTGTTGATAGTTCGGGTAATGTAATTTTTGATTCGTTAGGCGATTACTATTTTAACTATGAATTAGGCGGAACATCGTTTAATTTTAGAAATGGTGCTACCGGTGTATTCCAAAGCATTTCAGGAACAACTGTAAACTTTCCAGGTGCATTACAATATGGTGGAAATACTGTATTAAGCACAAGTAACTATACCAGTTATGTAACACAAGTATCTCCAATTCAAGTTGGTGGCTACAGTTATGCAACTACATCTAACAGAAATTCAATTAACACTATTGGTTCTTATGCATCGTATCCAGGAGGCAGCGGCGCACCGTCTACTTATGATTATACACTAGAAGTTACTGGTTCCGGTAGAGGCTGGCGTTTAGAAATGGATTGGATTGGAGCTCCGTCGCCCTATGTAAGCGCACTACGTGATTGCTGTCAAAACTGGTCAAGCTGGTATACTATTTCTGTAGCGGCAGCGTCTGATCGCAGAAGAAAAACTAATATAGAACCAGTAACTGATCATAGACAAATTATATTTGGTTTAAATGCTACTCGTTATGATGTTGTGAACGAAGACGGAACGTTAGGAGATGTATCAGACCAAGATCCAGATTTACGTGTAGAACGTCCAAAAGAAATTGGTTATATTGCACAAGATGCAATTAAAGTTGTTCCAGAAGTAGTTAAATTTAATCCAAGACAAGATACACCAAACGAAGTGGGTTGGGCAAATGCTTACACAGTTGACTATGAAAGATTAGTACCTGTATTAACTGAAGCAACTAAAGAAATTTACACAGATATGGATGCAGTTAAGGACATGATGTTGGCAATGCAAGCACAAATTGCCGCATTACAAGCAGAAGTTGCCGCATTGAAAGGAAAACAATAATGGCACTTAATTATTTTGTTGAAGACTCATTGTATGATGAGAGAATGAATACTTGCAGGCAATGTCCAAGTTATGGAGCATTAGGTGTGTGTAGTGAATGTAAATGCGTAATGCCTGTTAAGGCTAAATTTGCACATTTTTACTGTCCTATTAAAAAATGGGACAGAGACTATTCTAAACTCGTAATAATCAAATCGGAATAATATGGCACGTTATAATTCAGTAAACGCAACGGGTTCAGTAGCAGGAGGTAGTACAATTACTACACCTAGCAGTGGTTTGCTGACCACATTAACTGGTAGCGGAACTGTAACTGTGCCAAATCCAGTTTACTATACTGGTCAGACACAATCATACTACAATTCAACTGGTAGTGCTATTACACTTAGTACACCTAGCGGTGTTATAAATGGCCCTGGATTAGGCGGCGGATCAAGCACGTTATCTTTACCTACTGGATCAATTATAACATTGATTAGTGATGGAACAAATTATTTGACACAAGATTGGTTAGGCGGAAATGTTAGTGCTTCAACATTAAGTGCAACATCTTCAGTTAACCTAAGCCCAGGTACAGGATCGGTGACAATAAGTCCTAGTAGTGCTGGTACAATTAATAATATGAGTATAGGTGCTAGTACAGCAAGTACAGGTGCATTTAGTACATTAAGTGCTACTGGAACAACCACTGTTACTGGCGGAACTGCGGTAACATTAGGAACAGCCGCAAGTGGAGCACTACAAGTAACAGGTGGTGTTGGTATAGGCGGCGGAATATACGCAGCCGGTCAAAGTAGTTTTGGAAACAAACTAGGTATTGGAACAAATAGTCCAGGTATCGATTTAGATGTACAAGGTTCTGGCAGATTTTTAAATACTGGCGCGGCTACTAATGCTAGTACAGGAAAAGGATTAGAAATTCAATATGCAACTTCTGGGCGTACACAAGGTGAGGGTGCTTATTTAATTCCGTATGACAGAACTGGTTCTGCTTATAAACAATTTGTTATTGATGCTAGTACGACAATTTTATCTATAAGCGGAACATCTAAAGTTACTGTTGACACAAATGGATATTTACTAGTAGGCTATACTTCTAGTCAAGGAACATATAACTTGCAAGTTAATGGTAATTTCTACCTTAGCGGATTAATTACAGAAGCATCTAGTATTGCATTAAAAGAAAATGTACAACCGATTGAAAATGCGTTGGATTTAATATTAGATCTAGTAGGTGTAACTTACGATAGACGCGATGGTAGTAAGAAAAATGAACCAGGATTGATTGCAGAAGAAGTTTATAAACGAGCACCTGCATTAGTTAGCCTTGATAATGATGGAAATCCAGCAGGTGTATTGTATACTAAATTAGGTCCTTACTTAATTGAAGCAATTAAAATGCTTAAAGACGAAGTTGATGAATTAAAAAACAAAAAATCATTCTTAAACAAATTGTTTGATATGTTGAGAGGTAAAAAATAATGGCAACATTAGCAAGTTTAGTATGTACAAATACCGATGCGGCAATAATGCCTCGTGGAAATAATACAACTGATCGTCCCACTCCGGTTGCTGGTATGGTTAGATATAACAATACAGATGGTAGAATGGAATTTTATAACGGCAGTGCCTGGGTAATATTGGTGATATAATGGCAACACTAGCAGGATTAACAGTCAACGGCACGGGAAGTATTCAATTACCGACCGGAACTACGGCTCAACGTCCTAGTAGTCCAGTTGCTGGCATGATTCGTTATAATACATCTTGGGGTGGAATTGAACACTACAACGGAACACAATGGGTACAAGGTATTGGATCTAGTGCTAGTACAGCGGCATCGTCTGGTAAAGCAATTTACAATGCGTTGCCTAGTGCCCCAAGCGGTATCTACTGGTTAAAAACGTCAGGTGGCACGGCTTTCCAAGCATACGTGGCAATGGATTACGGCGGTGGCTGGGTTAATTTGCATACAAATTACGGTAGCGGAGCATATACAAACCCTCTGACAACAGCAGGCTGGGCCAATCAAACAAGTGGTGCAAGCGGTAACGGCTTCGGGCCATGGGCGCCATTGAGTGCAAGTTATCAAACAAACGCAGAAGCAAACAGTTATGGTTGCCCAAGTAGTGGATATAGAAGTCAAGTGTTTGCCAACGCAAGTATATTAACAGATTTAGGAGCAACCCAAGTTAGATGGAGTTGTAGCGTACAAAATTTAAATAACGTTACTTGTGGATATTTGAATGCCAACCAATCTAATTTTACAATTATTAGCGGTACTACTAATATGATTACTGTTTGCAATAACCCTCCAAACCAATACAGCCAGCTTAATCCAGGAAGTTTTACATTTATTGCATACGCTACTATCAGCGCAAGCGGTAATGCCTTATTCGAAACATGGACCGCTTGTAGCGGTACTATGGATGTGGCCTTAAACTATTTGATGGTGAGATAATGATTAAAGATTTAAACTTAGCAGGCAACAGAGTACTAGTAATGACAATCGATCAATCTCTAGTTGATAAAATTGCCGCTCATGCCGAACAAGAATATGAAAAAAATCTTGAAGTAAGTCAAGGTTATCCAGAAACTTCGGATGTATATTTGTTTAAAAGTCCAACAAGTTTAACTAATCCTCCAACTGGTCCTGGTTATCAGTGGTTTCCAGTAGACTCTAGTGATGTTGAAGAATTTAAAAACACCATGTTGTCTGCGATGCAAGCACAGTTTAATGCAGAATACAAAATTAGCGAATGCTGGTTTTTACTCCAAACCAATGAAGAGTGGATTGATAATCCAGTACATCAGCATCTTACAGCAGATTGGGTAGCAGTGGCATACATTAAAGTTGATGGCGATGGCATAGAATTTAGCGATGATGGCGGAAATACAGAAGTATATCATCCAACAGCAGGAACAGTATTAGTATTTCCGGCAATGGCCAAACACAGACCAATGCCTAATACAAGCAATAGTCATAGGATCAGCCTTAATTTAGAATTAAATGCAGAAACAGAGCCAGAAACAGACTTGCAAAAGTCGCGCATGGACATTTGTAATAGTTGTGATAGATTAAGTAGTTTAAAATTTTGCGGAGAATGCAAGTGTTTTATGCCATTTAAAACTCGACTAATTTCTAGTGTATGTCCTTTGCAAAAATGGTAAAATTAAAATAAGTTAAATATAAGATGGCACGATATAATACAGTCAGTACAACCGGATCAGTAGCAGGTGGCAATTCAATTGCTACACCTTATAGCGGATTACTGACTACATTAACCGGATCGGGTACTGTTACACTTCCTAATCCTACTTACTATGCTGGTCAAACACAAACTTATTACAATTCAACCGGAGCTAATATTGTATTAAACACACCTAGTGGTGTGTTTAATGGCCCGGGTGCAAGTAGTTCTAGCAACATTACTTTACCAGCAGGTTCAATAATCACAATAAGCAGTGATGCAACTAATTATCTTGTTGAAAGTTGGTTAGGTGGAAATAGTGTTGCAGTAACGTTATCTGCATCTGGTTCTGTAACTTTTAATCCATCAAATAGTAGTATAAGTTTACAACCAACAGGAACTGGTACAGTTAATATAGCACCTGGAACTGCTGGTACTATAGATAACATGGCTATTGGCGCAACTACTAGATCAACTGGTGCATTTACTACATTAACAGCTAATGGTGCAACAACACTAACTAGTAATGGTGCCGCAAGTGCTTATAATACATCCGGTGCCGCATTGTTAGTCGGCGGCGGCGTTGGTATTGCAGGAGCGGTTTATACAAATAGCACAGCTACATTTGCCAATACACTTACTGTAAGTTCGGGCGGAGCAGTTGTAACTGGCAATTCTTCTGTTACTGGTACATTACAAACTACTGGATTGAATACTATTACAGTTACATCTAGCACTGCTACACTAGCAGGAACACATATTCAATTGACCAATCCTAGCGGATCACAGATAGTAATTGGTGCTAATTTTAATAGTGTGAATAAAGGTAGTTTAAGATTTGACAATTCGGGTAATGTTGTCTTAAATGCCACTAGCGGTAATTTTTATTTTAATAACGATACTAGTCCAACCAGTATAAATTTAGTTAATGGTAATACTACATTCTTATCTACTAGTGGAAGTAATGGTATAAGTGTTCCAGGCACAGTTTCTGCTGGTACATTTAGTGGATCAGGTGCAAGTTTAACTGGAACTGGTAGTAGCTTTACTGCTGGAGCAGTAACTAACGGTGTTTATACTAACACTGGTAACACATTTACACAATTCGGCGGTGTTAACAGTAATTATGCTAAGTCGGGATCAATTTTAATTCCAATGCAGTTGCACAACTCAGCAACAGGCCAAGGCTTAGGCGTTCCAACAACTATCAGTCCAGGTTCAGAACAATATTTTAATGCACTTGGAAATATGAGTTGGCCGCAAGGTAGTCGTGTTCGTCTGTGGTTAGTTGTTAACGTACAAGGTTCACCTGATATAACTGAAAATACTACATTAAATATACACATTAATGCAATCGGATCTGCCACACCATACGATAGCGGATTTAAACTAAGTAATTGGACAGTATATGGTAGAGATTGGGGCGATAATTATCAAGATCATAATATTAGTCCAATGTTTTATATGGGAAATAATAACTACGGTTTATATATTAAAAATACCGGAAGTACTAATTATGTTCAAATATTTGGATACGGCTTTATAGCCGAACCTCCAGATGGTTATGTATCTTCAGGCTAAGTAGTATAGGAGGATTCCTATGCTATTAAACCAACTAATACTACAGATACCAAATGCTGTAGATTCTACTTTTTGTAAAAAACATATTGATTTTGTAGAACAACAAAATTATCCTATAACAACTAATACAAAAAATTTTGTCCAACGCCCTTTAGAAGGTGTTGATCTTTCAGAAGTTGCCATTTCTTTACAAAATATGCTGGGATATTATCAACAGACTGTGCCTGTTTTTAATTTCTATGCGACGCCAGTCAAATTAGAAACACCCGTAGTTAAAAAATATCAGGCAGGAGGTAAAGATTATTTTGGAGAACACATGGATAACTGTGATCACATTACCTCTACAAGATTTATGGCATTTCTTATCTATTTGAATGATGTAGAAGAGGGCGGAGAAACAGTATTTCCACAGTTAGGTATAAGTATTAAACCAAAAGCGGGAACATCAGTGATATTCCCTCCGTATTGGATGTTCAAACATAGGGCAGAAGCCCCTGTAAGTAACAATAAATATATCATGACAACATATTTTAGATATGCTTCTACAGAAGGAGAATAAACAATGGCACTGACACAGAACTTTGAAAGCGATTTTGGTACAACACATCCAAACGCATACTACAGAATTATAGCAATAAGAATGGATCACAATACAGATATTCGAGCAGTAGATCTCGAAGGAAACCCCTTACCTGCTCCAATTAAACGCTATAGTGATATACATGCAGATGTAGCAATTTGGAATGATCAAACATCTTATAATAATGGTGCTAAACCTATTGGAGGATTTACTCATAGAATGACATATCAACCAACACAAGGTAATGTGCTTGCAGAATTGTACACTGATATGAAAGTTAAGCTCGAATTTATGGCAACTGCCAAAGATGCATAATTATTAACAGTGAATTCCACTATAGTATCCCAAGTATCGTTAACTACTTCCGAAATAGATTTTATAAAAACTAAAATCTTAGGATATGCACTGCCTTGGCATAGAAATCCTGCACAAACTTATACAGAACCCGACGAAAAATTTAAAGGGCGAGCCGGAAATACATTTTGGTTTAGTCATCCATTAATGGATCGAGCAGAAAAGCCATACTGGGATCCTGATCAGTCAGGTAAAATAGTAGATCCATCTTTATATTCGTTTTTCCATGTTATTTTTTCCAGGCATTTAAGAGAACAGAACATAGAATATAAAACAATCCTACGATCTAGTCTTAACCTAGTAGTACATAGCAACTATGAATTTACAGTTCCTCATGTAGATCATTTTTTCCCTCACTGGAATTGGGTCATGTATCTTAATACTGTAGAAAATGCTCCTACAGTTTTGTTTGACGAAAATATGGAAATTATAGAATCTGTTCAAGCAGAAGAATTTAAAAGTGTTATATTTCCAGGAGTAACACACGCCCACAAATTCCCTCCAATTAATCAAGATCGATGTGTTTGTGTCTTTACGTTTGCGTAATTAAATTAATATAATTTCTATGATCATCAAACATAGGAATTATTTTACTCCACGATTCTTTTATCAAATCCAAAGTATTATTAGATTGTTGTGTTGCTTGATAAAATTCTAATTCATTTTTAGCAATATTTTTATCAAGCAATTCTAAACCGTCTAAGACATTTAGATATAGAACACTATTAACAGTTCTACTTAGTGTCATAAAATCTAAATCTCTAGGAATTTTATACTTAACAGCATCTAATAAATTAGCAGTATTAGAAGATATTTTATCATTCCATCGATCTATCCAAAACTGTTCTTTGCGTTTAGTTCTATAATGTATTACAATGAAATCTCTAAAAGAATCATACATATCTCCTATGTATTGATTATATTTTTCATAATTATAATCCGTTAAGGTATATTCTTCAAAAAATACTTTAAGTTGCTCTAATGTAGAATGTATGCTAGTTGCTTCTAAAGGTTCTAAAAATGCTGCCGATAATCCAACTGATAGATAATTTTTAAATAGAAACTTATCAGAACGTCCACTATTAAATTTAATTTGTTTAATAGGAGAAATTTTACGACCTAATTTTTCTTCTAATTCTTGCTGTGCTTGATCAAAGTCTATATATTTGTCACAAAAAACATAACCGCACCCTAGTTTATCTTGTTTAGGAATTTGCCACATCCATCCAGCTGATAGTGCCTGAGCAAGTGTATAATTAGGCATACTATTATTTTCATAATCTAATAAAAATGGCAAAGCAGAATTTACTGGCAAATATTCCTGGTAACTAATCCAATTTATTCCTAATTTGTTAGCAATAACTTTTGCAAATCCGCTAGCATCTATTACAAAATCTACAAAAAATTTTTCATTATTTTTTAATACTAATGCTGAAATATTTCCATTATTATCTTGCTCTATATCAACTATTTGATCATCAATAGAACTAACATTATTTTGCAAGCAACATTTTTTAAAATATTTTCCAACTTTGTGTCCGTCAAAATGATAGCTATAAGTTAAAAATTTTGTTAATTGTTCAGGTTTACTGAATTTATGCAACGGCATTAGTTGTCCGTTAAGTGTATTATTACCTATTTTTTCTCCACGAGATAATACCTCATTAACAAAATAATTAAAACTTTTATTTTTTGGCAACGGACTTACTACACTACGAACGTCATCTAATGGACCAAAATAACTATGATCTTGTTCAAACCAGTCTTGATGCTTAATTCCTAATTTAAAAGTAGCACTGGTTTCTTTGATAAAATCTTTTTCGTTAATACCCAACATACCTGTTTCTAAAAAATTTTTAAATAAACCTGTACTTCCTTCTCCAGCACCTATTATTCCAATTTGACTAGGTTCGAAAACAGTTATATTATAATCTTTTCCAAGATAATGTCGAGCAAAAATAGCTGATATCCAGCCAGCAGTACCGCCACCAATGATTGCAATCTCTTTCATATTAATATTTTAAAAAATATTCATTGCCAATAAACACAGAATCTAGTGCAGTAGTGGCCAATAAATCTTTGGCAACTTCTGGATAACCAGCTAATGGTTTTCCTGCTAGATTTAAACTAGTGTTAAGTAATATAGGACAGCCTGTTAAATTATAAAATTCTGTTAATAACATTTTAAATACAGGATTTTTATCGTCTACTGTTTGCACTCTGCAAGTACCATCTACGTGTGTTATAGCAGGATAGTTATTTGATTTAACTGATGCAGTATATAACATAAAATCATCATCCCAAGCTAGATCAAAATATTCAGATGCATATTCTTTTAATACGCTTGCTCCGAAAGGTCTGTAATATTCTCGATTTTTAATTCCATTTATTATATCTTTACCATTTGCAAGTCTAGGATCCATTAGAATACTTCGATTGCCTAATGCTCTGGGCCCGGCTTCTCCCTTATCTTGATACCATCCAACTGTTTTTCCTTGTGCTAAAAATTCTGCGGCCTTTTTAATTGCTTGCATAGATGGCATTGCATTAGGTGGAGTATCGGATTGTATATAGGGAAAATTTGATAACTTAAACGGAGGCAAATTATTTTTAATTCTTAACCATTCTAAGGCACCTAAACTTAATCCTTCATCGCCAGCATGTGGAGGAATAATTAAATTTTTAAAATGCTTTTTAAGTTCAGTATTCCAAATAACATTTTGTGCAACTCCGCCTGAATAGCTAATAACATCCGTTTTACTAGCATACTTTTTAAAAAGATCAATTAACACATTTTCCATGTGTTTATGTACAGTTTTAATCCAGTCTTGATGTGAACTAGTATCTTGACTACGTTTATAGTTATACCATCTTGCAATAGAAAAGATATCGTTTATGCAAGAGTAATCAAATTGTTGTAGATATCTTAGATATGCTTCATCTATAGTACCATAACTTTGCAACCCCATAAGTTTTCCAGGTAGATCATTGGAAATTTTAGCTTTGATTCCTAATATTGATGCGGAAGACATCATAGATCCGCCAATGGATCCGTTAGTTGCAAGACCTCTGTCTATAAGTTTATCGTTTTTAAATATACTCCACGATCTGTGATCCCCGACTCCATCTATTACTACGCATAAGTCAGGTTTAGAATCAGTTAACATCCATGTACTAAGTGAATGGGCATAATGATGCCCTATATAATATATATTTTTATTTGGAATATAGCTATTAAAAACATTGATATTGGGTTCTAATTTAACTACATTAGTTTCTCCCAATAATACTTTTGTTATTTCGGGAGGTAAATTGTTTAAATCATAAAATGTTTCTGCATGGAAATCAAAAATAATTTCGTCTATGTCTTTTAAATCGATATTCCATAACTGTTTAATTTCATATATCCATGACCATTTATTATCTATTGCAAATCTTTTATCTTGTTTAATGCGTTCTAATTTTACATAATGAACTTGCTCACCGTCAAAATAAGCAATACTTCCATCGTGTCTGGGTAAAGATACTGATAATAATTTCATGTTACCATGTCCAAACGACAGCAGAGTATCGTGTGCCTTTAGTTATTTCATTTATTGTGTGAGGATATAAAAATGCGCTAGGCCATATAATAATATCACCTTTATCTAATTTAAATGTAGATTCGAATGGTGTGCCTTTCCAAAAAACTAATTCTCCTCCGGAATAGTTTTCGTTAAAATTAGTAATAATAGACAATACTGGTATTCCGCGTTTTTCTCCCTCGAACAAGGAATATATATGGTCGTAATGATTTCTGCAATATTGCCCTACTTCGTATTTGTTAAGTCTGGGCAAACTTATACCATTTGCTAATGCTTTGTTTTTCAATCCTACTTTTTGATGATATACTGTAAGTGCTTTAAATAAGCACCCTGCAAATTCTTCAGACAACTCGTCTTCAGCCCAATCTAAAACACTAAATTCTTTTTGATCATTGCTATAAGGTTGACTAGTGTATTCGGCCCAACCGTGAGGTTTCCAATTAGGCGAATTTTTAAACTTGCTGATAATATTATCGCACAATGTATTGGGCAGACCGTTGCCGAAGTGTAGTATGAAATTACTTAGATTCATACTAGATTATACTAGATTAAATCTACTAAGTCAAATACAGTTTGAAGTTTTGTGCGAATTGTTTTGCTCGAAAAACTATTACGCAATCCTTGATGTAATGGTTTTGGGGCACGGTCTATTGTAGCCCAGCACCACCCATTATGCTCATTGCTTAGATATGGAATGAATTCTTCTTCTATCACACACAAATAAGTGTGAAAATTAAACACCTTGTCATTGCTGACAAAAGTTTCAAGAGGAATTGTTTTGATTATTTCAGGACAAGGACCAATTTCTTCGTTGATTTCTCTCACTAGACCTTGCCAAGGAGTTTCGCCTTGTATGTTAGTGCCGCCAACTAAGCCCCAAGTACCTTCATGTTTACCATGAGCTTTTTGTAACAGTAAGAATCGTCGTGTAGATTTAGCGTAGAACAATGCTCCGCTACACACTATCTGTTCTGTTACAATTCTATTCTCCATGATCCTTGGTCGTACTCACCTTCAAAGCTCTTAGTCCATGTGACACCGTTCCACATGTACTGAACACTAGTGTATGTATTCGTTTGCCATACCATAGTGTCAGGAAACTGGCTTGAATTAAAAACTACATGCCATGCAGTACCAGTCCACTCTACAATGTCATTAGCATAAGCCACTAAACTACCCCAAGCATGTGCAGGTGTAACATTGTTTGCATTGCCTAT